TTATAATTTTATTGCTGTTACTACATTTTTAAACGTGCTGGATGCTTGCATTTCGCGCTTTACTTTCGCTTTTGCCGCTTCGGCTGTTTTGGCATCAACCCGCTTTGCAACCATAGCGCGACCGGATTTAGTTTTGTAAACTACGTCGTAAGTATTCATAAAATCAACTTATAAGTTTATTTTTTGTGTCGTCTGATCCGGGTATGTGCTTTTACAGTCGTGCCGCTTTTCAGTTCGCGGGCGGCCTGTTTAATAGCATCTTTCTGTTTGATCCGGTACTTTACCACTTTTACGGTAGAAGTACTGCTGCCACCGGCTTCACGTATTTTGTGAGCTAATGAATTGATAGCTTTTAATTTAATAAGCCCTTTGTTCATAATGTTAGTTTTTGTTTGAGTTTATATAGTGTGAAAATTATTAATGCAATGTAAAAAAACAGTCCTGAATACCATAAAAAGCCCTTTGTCGGTACTTCTTTTATTTCGGCTTTGCCTGGTACTAATACTTTTACCATGTACGGAATACTATCGCGCCTTACGGTTGAAAGTACCTTATACCTGAAAAATGTATCGGTTCGCTCGTTGTAAATAGTATCGCCCCGCTGATATATGTAATGATTATGTACATCTTTTACGGTGGTGGTATCATGCACCTGAAGCGTATTTGTTACCGGCACATATCGGATTACTTCCAGCGGCTTACAAGCAGTAAGCAGTAAGCAGTAAGCGGTAAACAGTAAGAAAAGAATCTTTTTCATTTCGTTATTCCCCGGTTATAAATGGTATAAAAAAAGCGGCTGCATTAAACGCCATGCCCACAATGCAAAGTGCAATACTTTGATTGGCAAAGGCAGTTCCCAGTATCATTGTGCCGGTAGCATTGCAGGCCGATGCAAGTTTTGACCAGCGGGCCGGGGTTGCTTGTTGTATTTTTGTTTTCATAGTTTTAAAAGCATTTTTCGGTTTTGGTTTGCATTGTAACTTACATGAATCCAGGTAAAATCACTTTCATTAATCAACTGATCGAAAGGAAAATGATCTTTAATCAGATTGTACATTTTTATATTTTCCGCCCGGCCATTATTCAGGTCGGCGGCTTGCCCCTTCATGTGTTGCGATGGTTTCACTGCTCCATGATTAGCGGCTTTGTTTACTTCAAAACTCCTGTAACCGCTTGTAATATGTATCGAATTTCCGTACAGTTCGCGCAAAGGTTGAAGCACCTTTATACATAATTCGGTCAGATTTTTAATTGAATCAGCATCCGGAACATTCGGCAACCCGCTGTTAGTGGTTGTAAGTTCGGCCAGTGAAAAATTTTTAGATAGTTGCATAGCTTATTATCTTTTTACCGGAATTAAACCGTGTCGATCCATTAGAATTATAATATTGTCGTGCGTTTCTTCCACACTCTTATTTATTTTTTCGAGCGAATTGAATAGCTTTTGATCTGTTTTTTGAAGTTCGTTTATTTCAATTTGCTGCGATGCAATAATTTTCGAATCATCTTGCGCCTTTTGATCCTTGCTAAAACTGCTTGTCGCCGATGATGTAAATACGGAAATTAGAACTATAATTATCCACCCTATTATTGTTTTTGTATCAAATTGAGATGTACCCATATTTATGTCAATGTATAGTATTTATTAATCTTTTTAATTATCGCTAAAAAAGGCATTTCGCATTTATATTTTTGCATTTGGGTAATCAACACATCCGATCCGGTAAAGAATACCTGCTTTTCGTTTTCGTTGGTCGAGAATTGAACTGTCAGATAGTTACCTGATTGGTTTTTACTGAAGTTCGATTTTGCCAGTGTAAAGCCATGTATTGTTATTTCAGTTCCAAGTATGTCATCCAGTTTTATTTTCTCACCCTCCAGCCGTTCATCTTCTTCGGAAATGTCGCAAAATCGCTTCATTCGGCAAGGATTGCATCGGCCACTGTCCGGGCAAAGTTTACATAATCTTCATGCGCCTGAAATTTAGCCTCATCTCCGGTGCGACGAATAGCTATTGCAAGTTCATCGTTTGCATCGTATTTCTCGCGGATAACGGCCAGCATGATTTCTTTTTTGCTGATTTCGTGCGGATAGTATTTTGAGTTATATTCAAACTCAAAGCCTTCCATTTCGGGCATTCCTTCCATTGCCGGACGTGTAAACGGTTTAATGTTCCAGCGTATCAAAAACTGTGATCTGTTTAATTTTTCAACCTGTAAGGGTTGATTACTTGAATTTCCTATCATATTTTAAATATTTAGTTGTTAGTTTGTATGTGTCTGCGTGTTTCAACCAGCCCCAGTAACTCGCCATCGATTTTATATTTTTCAACCGGCGTTTCATTTGTTGCACAATCCGCTTGCGTACAAGCGTATGCGTATGAAAAAACCGATAACCTAAAAAATCAATCCCGCGAACGTTGGTCGGGAAAACCTGATAATTTTGTTTTAATTCTAAATTTAGCTCGTTTGCCAAATAATCGTTTATTGATACTAAAATACCGTGTAAAAATTCTTTATTATCACTAAGAATAACCACGTCGTCGCAATAGCGGAAATAATAACGGCACTGTAATTGTTCTTTGCAAAAATGATCGAAATACGCTAAATAAACATTACCAAGCCATTGCGAAACATAATTGCCAATTGGAATACCATCGGCACTATCAATTATTTCATCGAGTAACTCCAATAAATCAGCATCCTTTATTTTTCGCCTTAAAATCTGCTTTAAAATATCGTGATCCACTGACGGATAATACTTTCGTATGTCGAACTTTAAGCAGTATTGCGTACCGGCTACATCTTTCAAAGCTATTTTCATTCGCCTTACTCCGTCGTGTATTCCACGTCCCGGTATTGTGCTGTAAGTATCTCTAATCAATAATTTTACCCACATTGGCAAAAGTACTTGTACAATACAGTGGTGAACAACTCTATCCGGGTAAAATGGTAATTTGTAAATTGTCCGCAATTTATCGCCCGATTGCTTTTCAAAGACTTCGTATTCGGCTGTTTTAAACTGTTTTGTTTTCAGAATTTCGCTCAATTCTGTTACATATTTTTCAAGGTCATTTTTAATTCGTTGTACTTCGCCGTAATGCCCTTTACCTTTCATGGCGGCCAACATAGCGGCTCTTACATTTTCGGCTGAATATACGGCTTCAAAAAGATTTCCGTTTCGTTTCATTCTGCTATTAAACTTGAGCGTTCGGCGTACCTACCAGCACAGTTGCATTATTTTTAATTTTTTGCCAAGCGGCAAGGTTGTTGGTTTCAGTCTTTCAAAAAAATAGCTTAGGTGTGAACTGATATTCGTATTCGCATTGCCAAGATCGTTATTCGCATTCCGAGCCGCGACTCCGTCGTTCGCGCCATTATTCAGATTGCCGCCTGCAATCACAACCCATCAACCAACAAACCTGTATTTTGTTAATTTTTTTCGTAGCAGAGGCGCGAACCGATCTTCGCACTCGCAAGGGCAAGAGCGTAATACGCATACCGAGCCGCGACCCCGCCGCTCGCGCCAATATCCAGACGGCCGCCCGCAAACACAACGCGCATATAATTCAACGTTTCATTATCCAAATAGCTCCATAAATAATCCGTTACATTGGTTGAGCTATCACCAGCAAAAGATTTTGGAAGCAATGCCACACCAAGCGAACCTTGCCAGCCAGAATCAGGCGAAGCAGGTAGATCAATGTTCATATCGGTATATTTGCTAATTATGTCAGCCTCAACCGAACTAAATAATAGTGGATTGGCAGTTAAGAAAGCTGTATTTTTCTTACCAATTCGTCCATCGAAACTACAACCATCTAAGAATTTCCAAACATGGCCGTATAAATTTTCAACCCACATAAAGCGGTTGGCAATTACGCGGCTTTCGCCATTCCAGCCTGTAGCAATATCGTCATCTGCTCCCTCTTGAGCGTTTACATAGCCGTTCATAGTGGTTAAGCCTACCGTGCGGCCTGTTTCTCGTTTTTCATGGCCATCCATCCAAGCGTGTTCAGAATAAGCCGGTAAAACTAATTGAGAATTTAAGTTTGCATAATAGATATAAAACATCGTCTGCAATAGCTGATTAGTAAAGTAATCGTAACCATGCCATCCAGTACCGCGCGCCACTGCGTAATTGTTGAATTGTCGCATATTAACGGAAGTCAATAAACTAAATCCGGTTGAGCTTTGCAGTTTGGCTGTGTCAAGGCTTGCTTCGAAGGCACCTACATATATTTCACTCCGTCCATTTCCCCAAGCAAATTTTTCGTGCAAGCGGAAGCCGCCAAGTGGCAAATTACTCATATCAAGCCCACACAGTTCGCCATCGGAATTAAAAATTTCGCGGTAATATTTGCGTGGTATGCGTACCATTATTTGTCCCACGCCCTCATCCGTTGCACCTGTAATAGTAGGATCGGCATACGTGGCCAATGTCGCACCTTCAGTGCCATCATCGTTAAGCGAAACTACCTTGCAATCTTCGAATAATTGCTCCCAGTTTTCATCGCCTACCCTCGTCATGCTGGTAGATGATAATTTTGGATTCCAGCGAACACCACACCAGCCGTTAGTACCTTCAACTGCTGCTGATAGTTCGTTTTTGGTGGCGTAATTGGTAAGTATGTTTTCTGTTATTTCACCCAGGTCGGTTTCGATTTCGGAAACGGTTTCATTGGTTGTATTTAAATCGGATTGATCGGCTTTTACAATATCACTTACATAATTCAAGCCCCTGGATTTTTCAACGGTTACGCCGGTGCCGGTAATAGTAAATGCGTTTGTACCGGCATCAATACCGCGTACAAATATATTATTACCAGTAATGGATAAACCATCAATAAATACATCCATATTTCCGGTAAGTGATACGATGTTAATATATGGCGTATCGAGTACCAGTTTTGTAGCCCCAAACGGATAATTTCCGGGTGCAACTAATATGGTCATTTGATTGGTGGCGCTCCTGGCTATTTTGTTGGGTTGTATTTGCTTGGCCAGATTAATAGTTTGTTTTAATTCGAGCGCGTTTTTAGGCGGCGTATTGTCGCCAATGACAAACAGATAATTGCGCCCTTTCAGGTAATTATCATCCGGCGCATTGTAGGCCGAGAGGGTTTTTACTATTGATTTCATATTATAGTTTTAATATTTGTATGTATAAGAATAACCAGCCGCATCATCGGGGTTAAAGTTATATCCGGCACACCCGAACGGATATTCGTTTTTAATAGTTGTTTCGTCGCCTACAGTTGTGGTTGTAGCGCGCATTATTTTCCACGAGTTTACCTCACCGGATTTAAACATATTCCAGCAATTGTATGTAACTGCGCCTGACGTGATGATTAAATCAGGTTGAATATCTTCTGTCGTTTTTGTACGAAAAGATGTAGGTCTTTTTGTTATTGTTGCCATAGTTTTTTTAAAATTTAGTCATCCAGCTTGCATAATACGAAATATCAACCGGATCGAAATTGTAGCCTGCACATCCCCAAGGGTATAATTTGTAAGTCCTTATTTTTCCTGCTATATCGGTGCCCTGTACGGTTAGCTCTATTTTCCAAAAATTACGGTTTTTTGCATTGTATTTCCGAAAACATCGGTATGTAAATTGAGTTGTATTGATGTAGTCGTGCAACTGCTTTGCCCAATTCCAAATTGGATAATGTAAAACCTGAATAATTGTAATTACCTGATCGGGTATTGCATCTTCATCGGCACGAGCGTAAACCGGTGCGCCGGGACGTTCTTGTATTACCGTCAATAAATAAGGATCTTCTCCTTCTCCTGGTCCGCCTGGCATAATTGTAATTAATTAAAAATTTTATAAGCTATCAGTGCGCCCAGTATGAGCCACAAGGTTAAAATCACATAGTCAATTGTTTGCATAGTATTTTTTGTATTAAATAAATCAATTTCTTCGGCACGGCGGTTTACCAGTTCGGTAAGCTGCAAACCTTTGCTTATGGTATATTTACTCATTTTCAAAGTTACGCCCTGCCAGTTTTTTGCCTGAATAAGTGCCGTAAAGTTGTGAAAAACGCCTGTCCCACAATTGTAAAGCAAGGAAACCATCGCATCGAACTGATTTTGATTGAGCGTAACGCCCGAATCGTTTATCGTTTGTTCGCATTCCGCCAAATCCTGAACCAGCAACGCATCCGCTTGCGCTTGAGTAACCGTATTGCCTAAACTCACATTTCCGGTATGTCCCCAGCCAATTGTTGGCGTTCCGGTTGCATCGAGATACGCTACAAGTCGGCAGCCTTCATGTTTTTTGATCAGAGCTAATCCGGCTTGTCCTGTTTTCATTCTTTAGGCGTTATAAAGGTTTACTTCTGCTTCGCGACGTGTTATCAATCCTGCTGCCACACGGCCACCGGCGTAAACATAGCGTTCCATTTTATTGGTAATTTCATCGTTCCACGAATCGGCTTTGATCAAATCGTGAAAACCGTATTTTTTAATCGCTGTTGTGCCCAGATTATAGAAAAATGAAACCAACGCATCAAACTGATTTTGTGTCAGATCGTAACGCTTCAGGTTGATAGCATTTTCAACCTTACCCACATCCGACCGTAAATACTGCACCGCCTGAGCTTGCGTAATTGTCTGACCGGGCTTTACACCGCCTTTGTGTCCGTAACCAATAGTCCAGTTACCGGCTGAATCCTGATAGGCCTGCAAGCGGCAACTTTCAAAATTCATAATTAGCTGTAATCCTTTTTGTGAAATGTTCATAAGGCTATCTCGGTTGTGCCGGTATCACTACCTGCAAAGTGTGTCATTCGGTACAGTAACCAATATGCACCAATAGCAATAAGTGCGAAAATGGTTATTTTGATAATTTTTGAATTGTCCATTATTTCTTAATTATAAAGTAAATTAGTACCGGCAAAACCAACAGAATAACCATCGTTATCCACCAGTCGTTTGTTAGCCAAAGGCTTATGCTTGCTTCGCCATTCATTAGGTTATCTATATCTTTTAGTAGCTACAAGTAGCACCACGTACACAATAAGCGGCACGCATAGCGAAACTGCCAGTTTAATGTAGGTGTCCGCTGTTAATTCGGCTTGTACCGATGCTGAAATTGCTGATGCCATAGTTTTATTGTTGTTTTAGAAAATTTGCCAGTTTGGTTTGCTCAATGCTCCTGGAAAACTCGAAGCCATTAGCCAGTCATATTGTGCCTGTGTAACCGTATCGGTATTAAAAATCATTCGCACAAAAAGCAGTGTTTTGTCACCAAATTTCCGGTCAACCATAAGCAATTCGGCTCCTGAATTTGGATTGTTGTAACTCATCCACTGATTCATCTTTGTTTGCAGCTTGCCTACTTCGTCGCACCTATCGCCCAGCTCCAGCGGAAACGTGGGGTAATCGGTTTTTTTAGCGGGAGTAGTGCCCGGTATGCCTTTGTCGCTTATACCATTGTCGGCTTTCGTGTTTATGGTTCTGAAAAACAGAAAATAAACCGTTCCAGCCACCGCCAACAGACAAACTACAAGTGTTATGATTGTTTTTTTATCCATTTATGCTACATAATTAATATTGCTTGGCAATACAATAAAGCTACCTACAGAAAAACCTTTGTCGGTATAGTATGGGTTTTGAGCCTCGAAATCAGCATAACTCAAACCATAATCCGCCGGGTTTTCCTGAATATAATTTGCCAGGTCGACGCCTATTTCTTCGCTTGAAACTATTGATCCGCTTACTACTTGCCTGGTTATCCAGTTGCTTGATGATGCACTGCCGGAGTTTGCCGATGGTTTAAATAATCCACTGAAAAAATCAGCTACTGAATTTCCTAAACTGTTAGCTGTTTGAGTACCGTTTCCGGTTGTACCGTTTGGATTGGTTACTACCGCTTTTTTCTGCGTCAGCATAATTATTGCTGCTACTACCAGTAAGCCTAAAAAGGCCGCAATTATAATATTCTCTTTTTTCATTCTGTTTTTTCTTTTAATTCGTTATTGGGTTCAGGTTCGTTTGTTTCTTCAGTCGTTGTTTCGGGTTCAGGCTCATCGGCTGCCGTTGTTTTCGTTTTTGCTTTTAGTTTCTTTTTAGCCATGTATGCCGAAACCGATAAAGCACCACCCACAAAGGGTATTAAGAAAATCAACAGCAAAATAAGCCAAAACCACCAGTCTTTTTTAAAATCAATTGTCATGCTAAATTATAACTATTCACTTTGTAGCCCCAGTAATCCGTACCGGCCCGCATATTCCAGTAAGTAAGGAATCCGGCAAGCACAATAATCGTTACGGCAAGGGCAATTTTATTTTTCATTACACTATACTTAAAGCATTTAGCTTAGAAATTACATCGTCGTAGGTACTTGAAAACAAGTGATCCCACATTTTAAAGGTTATACTTGCACCTGTAAAATCGGTTCGAAATGTAGTACCGCCGGCAATGCGTTGATAATCTATCATTGTGCCCACAAACATCTTATCGGATAGCTTCAGGAGTTGATAATACAAATCATAATTGTGCCCCAGCGGGTGAAATCCCTGCAAGTCATCTTTAAGGCTTTGGCTCATTACGCGTATTTGTTTGCCTTCAGCATCGCTGTATGTGCCGTCGTTTGTATATTGGTTTGGCAATTGCTTTGTAATATCGGCCGTTGCCTGACTTTTAGCGTAGAAATAAATGCCTAAAATCAGCGCAATAATGACCGCTGTAATTATCAGCACGGTTTTAATGCCTGCGCCGGGACGTTGATAATATGGATAATAAGGATGTCGCATATTGTTATTTTTTTGAGATTTTAATAAACAAAACCAGTATTACAACCCACTGAATAGCTGAAATCAACACAAAATTACGGCTGTAAAAGTCCTGAAACCTGGCTATGTATGCCGGGGCTTTTTCCAGTACGGTTTTTGCGCTTTCTTCGGCTGCCTGAACGTATGCATCGTACCATGCGGGCACAATGGTTTTATTCATTCCGCCATCGGCAAAATCCATCCCTGAAAAGCCGGGGTAATTGGTTGTTTGTAAATAAGGGTTGAGCATCAGTTGATAATTGATAGTTTATAGTTGACAGTTAAGCTTTTACAACCCTTGCATTTTTAGTAGACAGATAGCTTTTTTCGTTTAGCTGATTAGCGTATTTTTGAGCATCTCTCTTTGTGCTGTAGGTAATTACCGTTTTTTTTCTTTCGGTTTTTCCATTGTATAAAACCTGAGTATAAGAAACTTTGTAACCAGTTTTTTTTGTTGCCATGATATTTTTATTTAAAAATTTTGTAAATTAGTAATGCTATAAATGTTCCCACAACTGCCATAAATGCAACGTTTTGTTTTTTACTTGTTGCCGGGGTGGTAGTTGTTGGGGTTGTTACCGTGCCTTCGCCTGGCCCTACTGGTGGCGTTACTGCCGGTGTAGGTGGTGGTGGCATAATTATTCGCCCTGTAGCCGGATGATAGGCTATAGCCCTCGATGCTTTGTCCTTTTTGGCATCTATCACCGTGGCGTAATAATTGCCTCGCTTACTGATCCACAAAACCGATTTTTCGCCGGTTGTAGCCTTGCGGGTTATGTATTGTAATTGTTTGCCTTTATGCATCTTTTTAGTATTTGGAGTTGTCGTTTTAATAGCATAAACATCGTCAATGTATGGATTAATACCACCCGAAAGACCACCAACAGTATCTGTATTTCCCACGTAATCAGTATTCAGCACCGGTGCGTTATCTGTTGGAAAATAATCAGGCTCCAATGCAAATGGGTTATTATTTAAGGCTGGTGTATTCATAATTATTATATTTGAGCTAGTTTTGCAACTCTTACTATCGCCGAATTAATTTCGGAAACTCGTTGCATTGCCTGTCCCACAGTCCATCCGCGATGACGGCTTGCATTATCTAACGCATTCCATCCGTCGGGCTGGTGGTTTAATCGTTCTGAAAATGAATGATTTGTATCACTGTCATAATACGGATACGCAGTCAAAAGAAAATAAACCAGTTGAGCATCGGTAAACGCTTTAATTTCGTCGTAAATACCCATATTATGAGCGCCAAAAAGCGGTAAAATCAAATCATTTTTTGCAAGTTGAGCTATATTCATAGCCCAGTCTTTTTGAGTTTGAGTTAATGAGTTCATCATTACCTGTGCGGCATTATATCCGTAGATATTTTTGCCATCCTTGTAACCTTCTTTATTGTAGCCGTTTCGATCTAAGCCCAGTTCGTTGAATCCATTAATGTCGAAACCATCAATTGTACGACCTGTTTTTTGGTTTATTCCATCTTTATTATAACCAGATGTATTATAGCCATCTTTATTATAACCAGATGCGTTGTAGCCTAAAATATTGTAACCGTTAGCATTATAACCATCGGATTTATAACCATCTTTATTGTAGCCTGAAGCATTATATCCTGATGAATTATAACCAGCATCGTTGTAGCCATCGGCTTTATAACCGAGTGAGTTGTAACCGGATTTATTAAAACCATCGGCATCGTAACCGGCTTTGTTATAACCATTTTTGCCGAATCCGTCTACATCGTAACCGCTTCGGTTATAACCCTCTGCATTAAATCCGGCAGCGTTGTAACCATCAGTTCCGTAATTAGTATCTGCGGCAGCTTGTTTTTTTGCAGCAGCCGGATCAACAATACCTTGTAGGTTTTTTTTGTAAAACCATACGCCGCCAGCTAGTAAAACTACTGCAACGACGATATAAATAAGTTTCTTTTCCATTTCGGTCTAAGCCATTAATAATTTTAATATATCTGGATTTTTTGTTGCAACGCCTGAAGCATCAGAAAAAATTGAGGATAATAAACCTCTGTTTTCGGTTGTAGTCGTTACGGGTTGTGTGGTTGGTTTAATTAAAAATATTCCAGCTACTACTCCGGCTACTAAAACCAGCACCAAGCCAATAATCAAATATTTGTTATTATCATTCATTTTTTTCTTTTATTTAGTGGGTAGCGTCCCAGCGGATTGCGCGATCCATAAGCGAGGATTTTCGACGTTCAAATTCGGGGTTGCTGCCCACCAATAAACTATCAAGCGCGGCACATATTTGTTTCAGACTGCGAAACTGACTGCCCACCAAGGCATCAAACGCAAAGCTGTCGGCCAACACTTCATCACTTGTATTTAGTTTTATATGTCCCTCTTCGTGCAGTAACCAAAACTGTTGATCAAAAGCACGCATCGGGTAAAATAGATCGGGATTTATAATAATTACCTCCTGGGAGCGAATGCAACCAATGGGGCAATCTTGTAAATCGGGATGTGTAGCGTCATAAATAACCTGTATCATTTTTTGAGCATTTTATACCAAAAGCCCGCCCGCTAAATTATCGGGCGGGCTTTTCGCTATCAATCAATTAAAAATCAGGTTTATTTCTTTTGTCCCGAAAGGGAAAGCCATAGAATGCCTATTACGGCAATAACAACAACGGCAATAATGATATAAAGTGCAGTACTCGAACCGGTTGTATTTGTCGGAATTGTATTTTGTCCTGTTGTAGTGGTAGTTTTTGAACTTCCACCAAGAATATGGTCTGCAATACCTATAATTCCGCCTACTAATGCGTTAAAGTCGAAAGGCTGAACACCTGAATTTACATTCTGGTTTGCAACACTTCCGGTCGCACGGGTTATTTCATTATGTGTAACAATTTCTGCCCAGTCGCTCAGTGTAAGTTCATCATTTGATTGATGAACTCCACCTATAGCGCGGTTTAGTTGTTCGTTATTTGCTTTCAGGCCTTCGGCTAGCAGCGATCCGAAATCAGCAACAAACGATTGGTCGTTTTGAAGTCCATCGATTATATTCTCGACATCATCATTTGGAAAACCGTAATTGCTCATCAGGGCCGACAGTTCCGCCGGATCGATAATCTGAACACACCAGTTCAGAAAATCGTATATGCTTATTTTTTCGGCCATTGTTTCGGGGTTGATTATTTGCTGTAAGCTACTTCGGCTTGTTTTGCCAATACGGCTGCTGCGTTGCTTGTTGCACCTACGGTCAACGACAATTGCAGAGTTGATCCAGCCAAAATGTTGACATACAACACAGTTTGGTCATCCAACTGGATGTCGCGTACCGGTATGGTAACAAGTTTGTTGTTTTGGTTGGTTTCTTTGGCATACGCACCCGGATTCAATACTTGCTGACCAGCTTTAGCGAATGGGTTAATGTGTGAAAACACTAAGGGTTCGTCAAGTTGTTCTTCGAGGTTAGATTTAACCTTGATCTGCATGATGCGGGTTGGGTTGCGTTTTACAAATTTCTGGAAATACTCAATGGTAGTTCCCGGAGCAGTGGCACAGGTTACTTTGTCAGTAATAATGTCGGCAGCTTCTTTGGCGATACCTCCAACGGTAATACCTAAAATTGCAGTGATTTCAGAAATTGATTCTAAATCGCCAGCAAAAACAGCTACTAAATGATCGGCAGTGTCGGTGTTGGTAATTTTAATCGGGAATACCTGATTGGCACGAGCTTCATCAGTAAAAGAGGGTACAGCTGCACCAAGGGCGCGCATAATTTTGTTGTTGTCACGTAAACGCATTTCGGCTGCGATGCTGTCTGCACCAATAGCACGGTCGGATAAGTTTGGATACTTAGGCATGATACTTTTTTTGTTTGGTTAAGGTTTAAATTAAAAATGAGTTTTTACAGCTTATTTAGCTGGGGTTGTTGCTGGTGTAAACCAAGCAATGATCTGCGTGTGAAATACAGTTGAGATTACAAAAAGCACTGCAAGTCCGATGACCATCCATGCTACTGTTGATGTTTTGTTCATTGTTGTTTAATTTTGAAAATTGGTTTATAATTGTTTTAAAGAAAATTCATTGATACGTTTTTATGGAGGTTATTACGTGCCTCCTACAGTGGCTCTTCGTCCAAAGTGCAGTTGTGGTTACATGGTCTGTTACTGTCGCAGGTTCGTTGGGGTTACATTTATTTAAAAACGTTCAGCAAAAATATCGTATTGAAAAAACATGGTTCGGAGATTAGCGGACATTAGCGGAGATAAACGGACATTGTCGGAGATAAACGGACTTACGGGGCAAAAAAAATGCACCGGCTTTCACAAGCAAGTGCATTTATCGGGGGAGTCGTCGTCAAGAATCGGAAAATATATCAGGGTTCGGAGTATTCTATCAGGTTTGCCATTAAAAACTTTGTTTGCCGGGGTGTAAATATCTTTTGTGTTTTAGTGTAGCCAAGTTTTACAAGCTCTTCGTAATAATCTACGTTGCACCATTGCGCCACTTTATCCAGTCCGACGTTGCATTGTTCGGCCAGTTCTGATTTTGTGAGGGTTTGTTTTTCGGGCATAGGTGATAGTTTATAGTTGATAGTTGACAGTTTATAGTTTATAATTGACAGCTATATTAGCCACGTTACGAAAACTTTATAATTTCATAGTAATGCGGATCGCTTTTTGCTTTTCGGTTGACGCGCTGCTGAGCTTCTACCATTTTATCAAAGTCTTTCAGGCAGTCCTTACGACGGTATATATTGTCGGCGGTGCGAAAAAGTATGATCCGGGTGGCAAAGGTGAAAAATACCGGGGGCACTTCTGTAAAACCATGACCAACGGCGAACACATCGACCATTCGTTGCCGGGACCGGATCAACACTTGCCGGATGCGTAAATCGGTGGCTGATAGCAAATAAGCCCTGCAATCGTCAAAAACCATGTTACCACGATTGAAATATTTCAGTTGATCCAGCGTACCGCGCGTTTTGGCTGGGTTGAAAATATGCCGGCTTACACCTTCAAACCTGAAATCGTCTGACGTTTGCAGTTCTGTTTCGGGGTATTGTCGCCATTCCACATCGTCGGGCGTAATTACCAGACTTTTATAGGGCGTACCGGTGAGTATTTTATTTATTATAGTGGTTTTGCCTGTTCCGTTAGCTCCCAGTACGATGGTGCGTTCGGTGGTGCGTTCCTGGTTACTTTCCATTTTCAGAATAATTATATAAACCGGTTCCGTATCTTTCGCCGTGCCAAAATGCTGATAGATGACCTTGCCGGCGAGCTTTCAGTATTGCTTTGCCTTTGTTTCGCGCGGCGTTTTTAGGTTCGTGCTTTTCGGCTTTTGGTTTCGGGTGATTTTCTTTTATTACGTCATCTTCGGAATAATAATCGACAATCGTTTTTGAATAAGCGGCGAGATAGGCCATGCCTAAACCAATAACAACAATAAGCACAACGCCAATTATACTATAAATAAATTCAGACATAAGGTTTAGGTTTTAGGTGGTTTCCTCTACGGTTTCGGTTTTTTCGTACTTTTCGCGAAGTTCGGCAAGCTGTTTTTCAAGCTCCGCGTTACGGTCGTTCAGTTTTTTGTTTTGAACGCCATTATAGGCCTTAATACCATAAATAGACAAAACAGTGATAAGCAACATCAACCAGGGTGGAATTTCACCGCCTGACAGTTTGGCATATTCGCCAAATACTTCCGCTAAATCTTCGCGTTCGGCTTCGGTGGCTTTGTAGTTTTCGGCATCATCTTTAATCAATAACGCCAGGCCAATAGGCAATACTGTATCGACCGTAAGCATTAAGGCTTTACCGGTGGCATTGGCTACGCTTGGCCGCATTTTCAGCTTTTCGAGGGGTGCATCGGGTTGATCTATTGGTTCGTCCAGTTCACCTAAATCATCATCACTGATGTTTTGCTCCTGCTTACTAACATTCAAATCACGTATAAAATCGTCAATTGGCGCGGATGCAAATTGGTATGTTTTCACCGTTTCGGGTGCGTTGTCGTCAAGTAATCCCATTTTATTAAATTTGAGTTAGTAGGTTTTCTATAAATTCGCGCAATTGGTTTTTTGAAATAACGCGGTTTAACTGATCGCCACTTATTGCCACGGTTCGGATATATGCCACGCCTGCCGTATCGGTCGACAGCATAAATACGGCTCTATCTTCGCCATCGTTAAGCGGTTGATTTTTAAGCATATCCGAAACAAATACATCTACATCCTGCAATTTTTCTTTGATGATAGGTGTAAGTGTGCGGATAGCCATTTTTACAAGCGGATTGGCTGTTTTCAAGCTTCCGGTTTCTTCTTTAGCCATAAAAGCAATTGTTTGTATTTATGTCCGGTTAAGCTCTCAAATTCATTCGGGGCGATAACAAAGGGGAAAAACCATTCTGTATGTCGTTCCACAATGTAGCGAACGGTTACATCTACCATCAAGTCGGCAACGGTTACGGCAATGCCAAACTTAGCAGACAGCCGGCGGGCGGTTTCCTGCATAATATCCAGCTGTAGTTTTTCCACCTTAAACCGTAGTTCGTTTTCGTCGAGCGGGCGATCCACTTCTACCGTTTTATTGTTTTCGGCAAGTGCAGACATTGCACGCTGTTGGGTGTCGTGAATTTCGGTTTCAATTTCTTCAAAAGATGAATTTGGACCAATATTTAATTGTTTGCAAACGCTTTCAATAAAAGTATTGTGTATAACTCTTAGTTTGTCAAAATCATCAATACTTACATATTGCGACATATCAACCGGTTCGGGTTGATCGGCCGGTGAGTACTTTGCAAGGTTTACAATGCCTGTGAGAAATTGCCCTTTGGTAAGTTCGGGGTTTGTGGCTTTTGCTTCTGCAAAAAGTCGGTCAATTTCGGCAAAGGTTTCATCGCTTGTGTGGATGGTTACTTGTTTGCTCATGATTACGCGGTTTTGGTTGGTTTAGCTGCTTCGCGTTTGGCTTTTCGCTCTGCCCGAATTTCTTTTACGCGATTTTTAGCCGTTTCTTTTTGGTCGTAAATTTCGCCGGTGGCGATGCCGTCTTTTGCCACTGCAAAGCCCCCAGGTACCTGAATTACTGAAAGGATGTTTGTAAATGCCATTGTTTCATTATTTTTAATTGTTTATAAATAAAAAGCTCTGCAATGTTAGTAATATGTTTTAATTCAGCAAAATAGTACAGTAAACAAAATGATATTTTTTGATATATAATGATATAAAATGATACAAAAAACCCGCATTTTTGAGGTGCGGATCAATGTTTTTGCAGGAATATTATTTTGCTTTCCCACTTAGTTTGCTTCTGATATACTCCAACGAAAGGCCATAAAAATCGGCTACTTCGGCCTGAGTGATAAGTGATTTTCTACCGGCCTTATTGTTTAGGGCTTTTATTTCTCTAAAATCACGCCCGCATTGGATTGCGCTTTTATTGCTAATTAGCTGTAAATCTTTTGTTTTAAGATATTCGGGAATGCACATAAGTATAAATGATTAGTGGTTAATGATTAGTGATTAATTTTTTTGTAAAACTCCCTCTTTCCATCGTTCCAATTCCACGCCGTTGTCGTAAATTATTGCTGTTTTGTACCGGCCCAAAACCAGCTTATTTATTATCCGGTCGCGAAGTTTGGCAACTGCCTGCCCTTTTTTTTCGTCGGATAGGTACGCCCAGTAAGTCTGTGTTTCGGGTGTAAGGTGGCTGTAAAACCACACTACAACTTTATATCTGCCGGACATATTATTTGCCTGATCGTTCCACATGGTTTTTATTGATAATGGTTATTTCTTTTCCGGTTTCAAATAAAAATCCTATTTGTTTACAACATCCTGATTTTCCGTTTCGTGGTTCGTACTTATTGCACCATTTTACGCCGCAAGTCATATTATCGCGCTCTGCCATTCCGTACAATTTGCAATAAAAATACTGATCTACTTTTATGTTTTTGGCTTCAAAAACAACCAATTCAGAAAGATTATTGTCTTTCATGTATTCAATTATTTCACTTTTTGAAGAGGAAATAATACTATCTTTAATAAAATACTGCTTTTCCATTATAGGTTGTTTATTGGCATTAATACTGATCCGCAAAAGTATATTTTTATGATTTTTCCTTTACTTATATGATCGTAAATAGTCCGGCGGTTGCTACACATTATTTTTGCATATTCATCTACCGTTACCAGCCCCAGCCTTTCCGCACATTCGTGCAAAGTTTCGGTTGCCATTTCTGCATCCATTTGATTAATTGAGGCTTTTTGTTTGTCTGTAAGTTTCATGTTTTCAGTGTTTTGCATAAGTGTGCAAAGTTTCGGGTACACATAGCGGGATGTTAGCCGCAACCTAAGAAACGGCTTCGTAACAGCATTTAGGGTTTAGAATTAAGAATGTTTCACAATCCCAGCCGTATAAATCAGGATTTGACCATCTTGTTCCCTGCATCCCTTTTTCGGTCAACCAAATTGCATCGTAATTTTCTGCAATTTTTTCAAAGTCTAAATATCTTTTATAGCTTTCGTAATAAGGTAAACATACCAAATCCGAAATGCTATCAATTACGCATATTTTAGCCCAATCATGCAGTTTTAAAGTAAATGAGTTTTCTTTACTGCACTCTCTAAAATCTTCACTTTCACACCAATCTTTCCATCCCCAATTTGAATCAATTGGAGAAGTCCACAATCCGCCTTTAGGTTTAACCCAATTATCATTTTTGATAGGTTGAATTAATTCAGGATTGAAAACTTTTGAACCATAATGAATAAGGCAGCGGCTAACACTCGCTATAAGTAATGCGGGGTTCGCTTCTAATTGTAAGTTTGTCTCTTCGTTCATAAGTCGTTGTATTTTGATAGTTTAGTACTCGTAAATCCCGCACTACTCATAGCGGAACCGTTATCCACAAGGCTAAAAAGAAGTGTTCAGCAGTTCGGGGTTGTCGTGCACATTTCCAATTACTTCCATAAATCGACAACACGCTAAACTTTCATTCATAAGTTCATTATAGCTTATAGGAGAAAGTGAAAATTCAGTACCGTTTAAAAAGTATTCAACAACATGATTTACTTCTACCATTTCGCCACCAGTTTGATTTATCTCGAACATATTTTGAAAAGGTAATTGCCTTTCGTATTTTATAATATCGTGTTCAAAAATATTCAATCCGTTTTTGTCATTTACTCCAGTAAATTGACCAACAGTTTCGGGGTTTATTTCGTGTACATTTGTTTTAGTTGCAATTACTTGCGCCCAATTTTTGTAGTCATGTAAATAACTTCCGATAACCCATTCGTTGTTATCTACTCTTTTTGCTCTAAATAAAATTGTTCTCATTTTGTATATTGTTTAAAATTAATTAATTAAGAAAGAAAGCCCTGATGGATAACATCTAACTATGTGCACCGAAATACGGTGACACATAGTAGCGGTCGTTATCCCTTTTCCATTCCGTTAATAACCGTTACTAATGAGTGTCTAAACACATATTTATATTTTTGTAAACGATTTTCGATGTAGTTTTCGGCTTCTACCAGTGTGGTTTTTCCCTCTGCCAGTTCGCGTATTTTGGCGTGAAGTTTCGCAATGTCGGCAATGTTTTTCATGTGTTTAGCCTTGTCGTTGGCGTTTTGTTTGGCTGTTTTGTACCATTTCAGGGTGCCGGTAAGTCCGCCGGTGTTTTCTATTTCAATGTACCGGTTTGGCATTGTGAAAAACGTGTTGTGAGCCAGTGCGTAGCGGTTGGCGGCATTTATGCACCACATCAGGCCGGTAAGCCGTGTTGTGTAATCTTCCATCGTCAGGCATGGTTTGTAAATTGATGCTTCGGGTTCTTCCGGGTTCGGGAAATAATACCTTTCGGCGTATTCAATCAGCAGTTTTCGGGCTGCCGGGTAAATCTCTATTTCGCGGCGTGTGTAAATTGTATCTATCAGATAATCAACAAAGTATGCTGAATGTGCTAAGCGATGGAACGTGTGCCATTTTGTCAGGTCGGTTTTGCGGATCAGGTTCAGATTATCCACTTTTTCGCCGCGTGCTTCCAGTTCGGCGGCTGCAAACGCCCGGCCCCGCGCCCTGTTTTCGGCTCTTTTGCCCTGTGTGGGTTGTGCATCGGCTATTGGCATGGCTGGTGTTCCTGTCAATGTTCCTGCCGTTGGGAGCGATGTTTGCTGATCGGTACTATTTAAAATTTCAGGGGTTTCGGAATATAATTTATTTATTGAATGTTCTTTTTCTTTTTCTTTACCATTGCATAATGCAATTTGAGAGTATAAAGAAAACGCCTTTTGTGGTGCGGTTTCCAGCTCATTTTGCATCGGGTTATACATTGGGTTCGCCTTGTCGGAAACAATCAGAAATTCGGCGCGTATGTGCAACTCAAAGTACATAAAATGTCCGTGATTAATCTTGTCTTTAATTATCCCAGCATCGCGCAAGCGGTTAAGGTTTCGGGTAATGGTGGAAAACTCTTTGCCGCTGTGTTTTTTCATCTGTAAGCGCGAAGTGCTGCAACTGTAATAGTCAGCCCCACAAATGCGCCGTGTGTTCGACTGGAGTAGCGAAAATGTACCTTCGTTGCCCTGTTCGGCATTGATCGACTGGTAACGGTTTATGTTTTGCAACATCCGTTTGCCGGTTTCCAGTACTAAATCTTTGAAAGTTGCCCGGTGGGTTGCTTTCAGTGTTTGGTAATCGGTTTTGTTTTCAGGATCGGCCGCCCGCTTGTCGTTGATGTCGGCGTTATACAGTGCCGCGTAAGCATCGTATAAGTCCATCATGGGCTGCAAGTGTAAGCGGGTGTTTATGTGTGGGAGTTGTAACATCTTTTTAGTTGATAGTTGATAGTTTACAGTTGATAGCTAAGAAAAAAGCTGCCCGGATTCCTATTGCTTTCGCAAATCGCTGTAAATCCGGGCTTGGCTTGGCTGTGGGTTTATACTTTTAGTTCGCAGTATGGAAACTGTACAGTTATAGGTTGGCGAAGTCCGAAAACCTTTATCATTGCCGTAAATCCGGTGTCGGGTTCGCCTGCTAAAAAGCTCTGATCTTTAATTTTGCCATCTACATAGCAAAGTAGCTGATCCATCTGCTGATTAAATACCAAAAAATCGTATTTAAGTCCAAATACGGCAAATGGTGCGCCGGCTGTAAATTGTTCTTTTGTCATCTGATGGGTAAGTTATTTTGTAATAATCTGTTTTCTAAAAAAGCAATTCGCTGAGCATTTCGGTGCAGTGTGCGCCATATTGCGCCATCGTGCCGGTTGGCGGTTTCTTCGGCCATTGCGGCGCGTATAATTTCGTCCTTCATTTTTTGCTCCGGGGTGCAATATCGGCCTATTGAAATCCTGAGCCTGTATTGTTTTTTGGCCGGCATCCTGATTACCTGTTCGGGAAACATATCGAGCTGGGTATTCATAGTTGTGTATGTTGAATTACATAAGTCAACAGTGCAATAAATCCGGCACATATAGCAATCAATTTCGCAATGTGCCAGCGTTGGCGGCGCAATAGTGCTTTATTGGATGTAAAATTGAAACATCGGCTGGTATCAAATGAACTAATGCGTTCGGCATATAGGCTGCAACAAGGTTTGTTGTCTTTGTCTTTTACGCAAAGCGAGCAAAACGGACAAAGTAAGTTGATCGGATTATTCATAGTTTTTGGGCTTTAAAGTCTTTATACATTAAATGACTAAGCACCATAAACAAAAAGGCGAAAAAGCCCAGGTGTGGGGAAAAATAAACGAAATAAGCAACGGCGGATGTAATAGCTATCAATCCGCAAAGAACGGCGTAAATTAATGATCCTGTTTTCATGTTTATTTTAATTTTTAGATAAGAATGATTTCTCTTTTTTGGCAACTCCCGAAAGGTATTTGTTGAGTTCGCGCCCGGTGGCAGTGGCCCCGGCACGTTGGCGGGTGGTGAATACTATTCCGGCAGCACGCAGGCGGGTTTGTAAAACTGTTGAGCCGTTTTTAATCCCTATTATACCCAGCTTTAATTGAACATCCGGATCGGCCAGGTTATAAATCTGATTATCGGCAAAAAAACCGGTGGGGTTTTGTTTTTGTAAGGTGGTCAGCTCTTCGCGGAAAATCTGACGGATTATTAATTGATCGGCGGCTGTTAGCATACTATTTTACGGCTGATAGTTTAAAGATTCCTGATTGACCATCTTTGCGGTTGTCTTTATCATTCTGATTTTTTGATGTTAGACAAGGAAACTGATCGTTACAATGTTTGTTTAAATCGCAAACTGTACAGGCTTCAATAGTTTTGTCGCCGGTATTGACAAATAAATACTTTTTATCATTTAGCGTTAAAGTGCTTTGGTCGGGGGTAATTTGAAAATCTTTCATGCTTTTTATTATCTTTGCGAGTTTTAAATACTAATTTTATGAATGAAAAAGAGAAAAAAGAAGCGGAACAAAAAGCTTTATTAAATGTATTTCTAATTGCTTTTAAGGTTTATTTTCCAAAAATGATTGATGCTTTTAAACATCGATTGGAAAAGAAAACTAAGCCTTAAAAATCCGTTGTAGTCTTTCTGTTTTCTTTTTAAGCCTGATTTGCTTTAGTTCAATTATCTTTTCGAGCAATTCGGGTTCGGGTTCGTTGTGCCTAAATATCCAAAAGAATATAAGTAGCAACATCATAAATTTTTCAACTGCAAAAAGCATTAAGTTCGGTAATGATTCAATTCCTTTTACGGCTTCGTCTAATTCTGTTTTTTGATCTATTGTTATCATAATATGCCTTTTTATATATTAAATTTATTTATACTTTTGAATTATAATCGTTTGAACCGTCGCTATCGGGTTTTGTACTTGGATCACCGCCGGAAAATATACCTCCAATAAATCCGCCAATAGCATCAAATATGCTTGGGCCAGAAGTATAGTCATTTGATCCATCGCTATCAGGTATTGAGCTATCGTAATAACTTGCAGTATTTCCCTCGTTTGTAGTTCCTGAAGTGCCATCGGTCAAAAAATCCCAGTTATCAAAATACCCGTTATCGTAACCCTGATTTTGGCTTCCACCAAAAAGACCGCCAAATAAACCTTGACTATTATTATTCTGCGGGATCGCACCGGCTGTTTGATTTTGCTTTTGAGATAGTAAATAAGCCGCTATTGCAGCCCCTGAAAGAAGTATAATTGCTAAAAATGCAATTACTTGTTTGTTATTTTCCATAATATTTATTTTTTTGGTTTTGTTTTAGATTTGCTTTTACTGTATGTCAGCGCGTTGAAAATGGTTTTAGCAGATACGCCGTGTTTTTCGGCGGCCATTGCGCGGGCTTCGCGGGTAATGAAACCCTCTTTAATAAAGTCTTTTACAGATGCTTTGTACATCTTGTAATTGCGTTCTTTTTCGTCTTTTTTGATGCGTGACATAATATTATTATATTTGTACTTTATTTTTCTTATTTGTTACTAACTAATCATTTTAAAATCATGGAAAATTCTGAAAAAATACCCGGAATGATTAAACTTGCAATACTTGCAATGGATGCGCTTGATAAAGCCGGTTTATTAAAAGAAGAAGATAAACAACAGTTTGAAGCCGCAAAAAAAGAAGCATTTAAAGAAATTGGCATTAAGCCGGATTCTACTCCGGCTTAATTTCTAATTTGCTTTTCAACTCTTGAATTTCAATTTTTTGTTTATTGATAACTCCTTGTTGATAATCAATTGCTTCCATAAGCGCGTTAAGCGCAATAGTAACCACTTTGTTTAACGATTCTTGTAATGTTTCGATAACTTCTTTTTGTGCCATGATTTTTAAGTTATTAATTCAGTTTGTTTTTAATCTTATATCTTTCTCGTTTGTTACATTGTTTGAATGTGGGAGCAAAGATATACGCAATTACGGATATAACCAAATAAAATATACGATATTTAGTAATTTATAATTATTTCTAAATAGTAAAATATGGAAACAACTGTAAATCAAAGAATTATTAAATTAATTGCACACTTAAAAATAAGTGACAGACAATTTGCAAAAACAACCGGAATACCTGAAACGACTTTAAGCACTTATGTAAAAAGAGGAACTAACCCTAGCAGTTCCGCTTTAATACTTATTTTAAAGGCATTTCCCACAATATCGGCAAAATGGCTTTTATTAGGAAATGGTGAAATGATAAATGAAAATGAAGTGCAACTAAGAGAAAGGAAAGCACCAACATTGAAGGCCGAAAACAAGGAACTAATTGCCGTTCAAAATAAACTGATTGAAAAAATGCTCCAGCTCGATGCGGTAACGACCGAACTTTATGAATTAAAAATGCAAGTGCTAAAATCAAGCAAAAAACCTGCTAGGAATAAAACGGCTTAATTTGTAGCACTTATTATTACTCGCTTTGTAGCAGTTACTATTACTTGCTTACTACTCGCTATGCGTTAATTTTACTTAATTATCGAATCTTTAATAGCAATTTAAAAGTTATTTATTTATACATTTGCGGCAACTTTAACTTAGTTTTGCGCGATGAGAAAATTATTAATTGAAAAATTAGAAGAAATTCAACAGCTTAAAGATGAAAATCAACAATTAAAACTACAGTTCCAAAAATGTAGTAATTGTGAGAGCCGTAACCCTGAATCCCCTAAAATACATTTTACATTGAATAAATTTGTAGGCAATGCACAAATTGTTTTACTATTTATTTCAATGTTTAATTATGTTAATGGGGGG